GCAGATGCAAAAAGAAAAGCACCGTACTTCCAACGAAGTACAGTGCTTTTTTGGTGGAGCTATCAGGAGTCAAAACGAACATTTTAGCATCCGGTGACAGCCCGCCATCCGGCGGGTCTTCTCCGGTCTCCAAGGAAATCTCAACGCTGTTCTGGTCTCCCATGCAGGAGAAAACCAGCTTCATGCGGTTATCATCATAGACATAGACAGCCACAAGGAAGTTCTTGAACAGTTCCATCTGGAAATCCCGGTCGTGGATGTCACCCTGCTGCAGCAGTTCCAGATAGGAGATGATTTGCTCCCGGTCGATTTTCACGACATCCTCTTTGGCCGTATTCAGCTGGACGCTCAGCCGGGATTGCTCAGTCTCAAGCTCGACCATCCGGGTGCGGGTGGCCTCTGTGATAATCCCCATCTCGATGGCTTTCAGCATATTCGAGGTGGCTTTTTTATTTTCCTCCAACTGCTGCTCCAGCGCCTCGATCTGGAGGTCATTGTCGTGCTTTTCCCAGTATTCGACCGTCCGATCTGCCATCCATTCAATGACATCGTCGGTCAGGCAGTACATTTTGATGGCTTGCGCTACGGCCGGTTCAATGACATCCCGGCGGATGTTCTTCTTGTCACAGGCGTGCTCGGTGCGCCGTTTCTGGCAGGTGTAGTAGTAATGCAGCTCTCCATTTCGGCTGGTTCCAGATACGCCCGTCATGTAGCTGCCACAGTGTCCGCAGCGCAGTTTCCCGGTCAGCAGATAATCTTCTGCCCCGACACGGTGCCGGGTTCCAACTGGGTTCTTTTTCATCCTCATGGCCTCCTGTACCCTGTACCACAAATCGTCACTCACTATGCGTGGAATGCCATCAACCACCCGGACATCCCCGTATATGTAGATGCCTCTGTACCGTTCATTCTGGCAAATGCTCTGGAAGCTGCCCTTGTTCCAGTTGGCTCCCTTGCTGGTCTTGATGCCCTGGGCATTGAGATCTCTCGCAATGTCCACGAACAGGTCACCGGCAGCCACACGGGTGAATATTTCCCGGACAACGGCCGCATTCGCATCATCCAGCACCACACGGCCGTCCTCACCCCGCTTGTAGCCCAAGGGCTGCCGACCGTTCGCCATGCACTTGCTGGCGTTATCATACAGCCCCCGGGTGATGTCCTCCGCCATGTTCTCGCTGTAGAATTGATTCACATTCATCATGTTCCTCAATGCGAAACGCCCGGCGGCTGTATCGTCAAAATCTTCCTCGGCGTAGAACACCTTCACGCCGCAGTCTTCCAGTTTGGCCTCGTTGACCATTGCCTGAAGCATATTGCGGCCAATGCGGTTTGACTTCCATGCCACAACCGCCTGAAATTTGCCTTTTTCAGCATCCCGCATCATTCGCTGGAAGTTGGGCCGCTTATCGGTCTTGCCGCTGATGGCCCTGTCCTCATAGGTTCCAACGACGTGCAGCCCCAGCTCGGCAGCGTGCTTCATGCACTCTCTGACCTGCTGCTCAATGCTGACCTCTCGCTGGTTGTGGGAGGAATAGCGGGCATAAATGACGGCATTCTGACCCGCAGCAATATTCTTTTTTCGGGCCATCAACCATCACCTCACGATTATCTTCTTCAAAATTCGCAATATTTTTCCGATTTTCGGTATAATTCTACGAATCCCTGAAAAGCGGGTGCGTATTTGATATAATTCAGTTGCTGCCGACAGTAAATTTGAGAAAGGAGCCATGCCGTATGACTACGAGCGAATGGTCGGATATCTTTGCCAAAATCAAAAAACTGTCGGATGCTGATAAGGAGCGATTGCTTATTTTTCTGCACGCCCTGAAAGGTAACGAAGATAGCTCAACGCCTCCTGCTGCCGATCTGCCGGTAAATCAAGAAGCAGCTCAATAATTTCAGCCGTTTGGCCGTCCTCCTGCTGGAGGGCGGCCTTTATCATTTCCTTGGGAGTATGGCCCAGCAGAGAATCCAGCGACTCGCCCAGCTCATCCGCAATGGCGCAGGCCGTCACCAACGAAATAGAGTCGCTGCCGCTCAGTTCTTCTTCGATTTCCTGAACGCTGATACCCGCAGCCTCTAAGTCGGCCGGATCTGCATTATTCAAAATCTGCATCACGCTGTCGCGGAATTTCGAAGCCCACTCATTCCGGCTGGCTTCTTCATCCCATCCCATGATGTAAGACGGGGTCGTATCAAGTGCATCAGCAATAGCCTTGATTTTAGACTGTGTGAGGACACGGAAGCCAAGCTCAATCTTATTGATAGATGATTTCGACTTATAGCCGATTTTCTTTGCTAGTTCTTCTTGGGACATCCCCAATTCTTCACGTCGAATTTTCACTCTTTGTCCGATGGTCATGGTTTTGCATCCCCCTAAATTCTTCTGATGCAATTATAATACGGCGTAGGCATGAGGTCAACATTTTTTCAAATTTTTCAAAAAAATAGTTGACATTCGGTCTACGAGGTGGTAATATACGCCCAGTAGACAACCGGTCTACGCCGAACGGAAAGTGAGGTGAACTTACTGTGACCAATACCACTTTGCTCAAAGCAAAGATTGATGCCTCCGGCTACAAGATGAAGTATATTGCAAATCGCATTGGCCTTTCATATCAGGGATTTTTGAACAAAATTCGGAATAAAACCGATTTTACCGCACCTGAAATTAAAAGTCTGTGCGAGTTGCTCCACATCGGAACGGAGGAAATGGAGCAGATTTTTTTTGCTCTGTAAGTAGACTGTTTGCCTACTTCAAAACAGGAGGACCACATGGACACCACAATTCACATCAACGTGGCCGATATTCCCCCGGAAGTCGGTGAGAGCTTTGGCCGCGTGACGCTGGCGGGATTCAAAAAATTCATCGCCCAGCCCGGGAACCGCGAGAAGCTGGAAGCCCAAACGGCTGCCCGCAAGGCTCGCAAAGAAAGGGAGTGTAAGGAATGACCCGGATTCTGATGATCGTGTACGGCATCACCGCCGAACAGGCAGCAGCTCGTGCCCCGGCGGCGCAGTTTGCTGTGACCTCTGTTATCGCAGCCCTGTTTGTCTGGCTGGACAGCATGGGGATGTTCGATGATGTAGGCCGCTGGATGGGGCGCAAGCTCCGGGAGGTGCTGGATGCTGTATCCGACTGACGAAGAAGCTGGCTACCCTGAGCCTCCTGTGTGCCCCCTCTGCCACCAGAGGTGCGATACCATCTACCGCACCGATGATGGCACAATCGTTGGCTGCGACCGCTGCTTAGAGGCCGCAGATGCATGGGAAGTCAACGAGTGCTTCCCGGAAAAGGAGTGATTTTTATGAAAGGATTGGTATTTGACACTGAGAATCGGATTCAGCTCAAGGACTTCGGCGAACCGCTGCTGGATAACCTCCAGAAAGAGGTCGGCGGCTACATCGAGGTGGTTCATCCCAAGTATCTGCCGGAAGGCCTCTGCATGGTGGTAGATGATGAGGGATTGCTGAAAGGCTCCCCCGTCAATAACATTGCCAGCATCCTCTATGGCACGCCGGAACACGGTCAGCCCATTGCTGGCAACGCCGTGATTCTCGGCGAGGGCTTTGTGGACGGCGAGCGTGATTTTGTGAGCCTGACCGAGGATGATAAAACCAACCTGATTCTCTTGCTTTTCGCGCTCGGCATCAGCATCAAGGACGAAAGCGAGGCCGAATGATGGATCTGGAAAAATTCTACTTCACCTACGGTTCCGATGATGTTCAGCCGTACTGCGGTGGGTGGACGGAGGTTTGGGCACCCAACTACCAGATGGCGTGTCAGGCATTCCGGGCAGTGCATCCCGACCGCATTCCCAATATCCTGAACTGCTCCAGCGTGTACAGCGCAAGGGAGTTCGAGAAAACCAAGATGTTCGGCCCGGGCGGCAACTTCGGCCTCCGCTGCCGGGAGACCATCACTCTGAACATCGCTGTCAACAAGACCGAGGAGGTGATTTTTTGAAAGTAAGAGGTAAAAAGCTGACCCGCCGCCAGAAAGAAGCTCTCTCTGCACAGGGATGGGATTTCCGCCTGTATCTCTGCGTCCGGGATGCTCCCGACTTCATGGAGCTGGTCAACCGCACCACCGGCAAGTACGTCATGTTCCGCAAGTAAACCCGCAAACTGAAAAGGAGTAAACATTATGATTCGCAATCCCAACGACATTCAGGACGGCGCAAAGAAGATTCGGATGCTCATTGCTGGCTACCCCGGCATCGGCAAGTCCACGCTGGCCCTGTCCGCCCCCCGCCCGCTGCACATCGACTGCGATTTCGGCATTGACCGTATCGAGCCTCGCTACCGTATGCCGTACATCCAGCCCCGCAGCTATGACGAGATCCTGAACGACCTGAAGCCGGAGAACCTCAACGACTTCGAGACGCTAGTATTCGATACCGCCGGTAAGCTGATTTCCCTGATGGGTCTGTGGGCTATCAAGCAGAATCCCAAGTACGGCCAGCGCGATGGCAGCCTGTCCCTCAAAGGTTACGGTTTCGTAGGCCGTGAGTTCGTCCGGCTGATGGACTACTGCTTCTATGAGCTGAAGAAGAACATCGTGGTCGTATTCCATGCCACCGAGGAAAAGGACGGCGACAACACCCGCCTCCGCATCAAGGTCGAGGGTCAGACCAAGAACAACGTCTGGGAGCCCATGGATCTGGGCGGTTTCGTGGAGATGTACGGCAACGACCGCACCATCGGCTTCTCCAACTGTGAGCGGTATTTCGCCAAGGGCACCCGCGGCATCCACGGCGTTTATAAGATTCCCGCCCTTGGCCCCGGCAGTCAGAATGACTTCCTGACCAAGCTGTTCGAGGAATATAACAGCAAGGCCGCCGAGGAAGTGGCTGCAAACGCCAAGGAAAACGAGGCGTACGAACAGGTTATGCGGGATGGCAGCAAGATTATTGCCGGCATCAAGGATGCAAATACCGCCAACGCCGCCATGCAGCCGTTCAAGGCTCTGCACCATCACCTGACTTCCAGCCGGGAACTGAACGCCCAGTGGAAAGCCAAAATCGCAGCCCTCGGCCTGAGTTTCGATCCGAATTCCGCCCAGTACAAGCCCGCAGAGGAGGCACAGTAATGGCTGCATACCTCGTCACTCACTCGCTGCTGTCCTCGTGGCTGCATCTCATTCGGGAGAATCCTTACGAGGATTTGACCACCGAGGGCGACCCGCTGGCGGAGTTCATGCTGGTACTGCGCCGAGAGCCTACGCCCCGGACGGAGGCCATGCAGAACGGCATCGACTTTGAGAACCTCGTGACCGCCATTGTCAATGGCCACGATGACCCCAACAATCCGTGGAACTGGACTGCTGGGCAGATCGCCGCCATCATCAAGGGCGGGCAGCTACAGTTCAAAGCCCGTCGGACGATTCAGGTGCGGGGCATGGATGTGGTTCTGTATGGCCGCCTCGATGCCCTGAAAGCTGGCACCATCTACGACATCAAATTCAGCAAGGGCTACGAGCGCGGAAAGTTCTATTCCAGCACCCAGCACCCAACCTATATGCTGCTCATCCCGGAAGCGCAGACGTTTTCCTACCTCGTCAGCAACGGCATGGACGTTTGGACGGAGTGCTACCGCAGGGATGAAACGCCGGATATTTGCCCCATCATTTCGGACTTCTTCGACTGGTTGGATGCTTTCGGCCTGATGAACGTGTTCAAGGAGCACTGGAAAGCCTTATGACCGGGCGGCTGGTCGATATGAGTTTCAGTTTGAACCGCAAGCAGCGTATCACGCTGGAAGTTGATTCTGATTTCCGAAGTCTGTGGGACAAGCTGAATCAGGAGCCGCTGCTGGACATTGAAATCAAGAAGCACCGCAACAAGCGCAGCCACAGTGCAAACGCCTACTTCCATGTTCTGGTCAACAAGATTGCCGCCGAAACTGGCGAATCGGACGACCTTGTGAAAGAGCGGCTGGTTGTGGCCTACGGAACGGTTGCGAGAGATAAGGATGGCTGCACCGTGGGCTTCAAACTTCCGGTCAGCGTGGATGTTCACGACCTCTACAAATACACCCGCTGCTTTGATGTGCGGGAAGAGGACGGAAAATGGTTCAACTGCTACTTGGTTTACAAGGACACCAGCAAGATGGACACGAAAGAATTTTCACACCTGATTGACGGTGCGATTGATGAAGCCAAGGCTCTGGGTATCGAGACGGATACCCCGGAGCAGTTGGCCCGGTACAAGGAGGAATGGTCACGATGAAAGGCCGAATCGTCATCTGCGACTACTGCGGAACGCCCGCAGACTTCGTAGACAGTTCGGTGGTTTACCACGGCCACAGCTTCGGCATGATTTACCTCTGCCCTCGCTGCGGTGCCTATGTCGGCGTACACAAGGGGTCTGACAAACCCCTTGGCCGCTTGGCAAATTCGGAGTTGCGCAACTGGAAAAAGGCAGCTCATGCAGCATTTGACCCGCTCTGGAAATACGGTCCCTACCGTGGCCGCCGGAATGAGGCCTACCGCTGGCTGTCCGAGAAGATGGGCACCCCGATTGAATTTACGCATATTGGAATGTTCGATGTGGACCAGTGCCGCAAGGTGGTCCGCATCATGCGAGAAGAAAGGAACCGGTTATGGAAGATTTGAACGTCCAGACCATCGCTATCCCGGTTGAGGAGTACAAGGACTTGCTTCGGGCACAGACCGAGCTCGCCATCATCTACCAGAAGAACGCCAACGGTGATGCTTACGGCACTGGCACTTTCGTGCAGGAGATGCGGAACGCATTTTGCAACGTCAGGCAGGAGGACGCGCATGCTGAATAATTGCATATTTCAGGGCCGCTTCGCTGCCGATCCTGAAATGCGGACCACACAGAGCGGCCTGACAGTCGCCAGCTTTCGCATGGCCGTTGACCGGGACAATGTCGGTCAGGATGGCCGGCGGGCTACCGATTGGCTGAATTTCGTGGCATGGCGTAAAACGGCAGAGTTCGTTTGCCAGTATTTCCGCAAGGGAAGCACGGCTCTTGTGGAGTGCCAGTGCCAGACCCGCTCCTACGAAGACAAGAACGGTCAGAAGCGCACCGCCACCGAGTTTGTGGTCCAGAAGATTCACTTTTGCGGCCCAAAAACGGAGCAGCGAGTGGATGATGGCGGTGAGGCACCGCCGCCGGGCCACCAGCAGCCGCCGCAG